ATTACAAGTCTATTACTGCAAGAGGCAGTTAATGACTATGATATTTATATCCAAGACCAAGACGTATTGTATCGTTTAGCACAATACTATGTGAAAGATACGCGTGTACTTATTGGAGATAACAAAGAAGAATACTTGAAAGAATTCAAGCATTTTGAAGATGATACAATAGAGGATAATATGGCTGAAGCTGTAGTCCGAATCAAATCTTTAAAGCCTGGACAAATCAAATTAGATTTGGGAGGTGCTGGTTATAGTATTGACTATGCAGACCCGAATAAAATACCTAATGGTTTGAAAGTACTACCTAAAGAATATCCTTATTGTCCTGTATTCTTATCGCAAAATGCTATCAGTTTATCCGATGACATTCAGATAGTATTGCGTTTTAGTGGAACCGTTGAAGAGATTCATAAGACTTATGATTTCATTCACGCTACCAATTACTTTACTCACAAAGAAGGATTGGTTACTAATACCCAAGCCTTAGAGTGCATCTTAACAAGAGAGCTTAAATATCAAGGCTCTTTATATCCATTAACCTCTATCATCCGTATGAAGAAATTTATAGGAAGAGGTTGGACGATGAATGCAGGAGAAGTATTAAAAATGATGTTCCAAGTATCAGAGCTTGACCTTAAAGACCCTGTTATCTTAGAGGAACAACTTGTTGGTATTGACATAGCATATTTCAGTAAGCTTATTGAACTATTGCGTGATGTAAAAAGAGATACCATTACACCAGGATATTTCAATGACCTAATCGATAAAGTATTCAATCGTTTTAATGACGAAGATTAATGATTAGAGTTAAAGCAAAAAAAGATTTAATAGACCAAGAGAAAACTAAATGTTTCACTAAAGGTAAAAGCTATATTGGTGAATATCATAGGCTATTAGAATACGTAACACTGACAAATGACAATGGCGATCGACATACGATTGGCCAATGGAACAAACACTTTAAAATCATATAATATGGCAACAGATTTAAGATGCCCTAATTGTTATGCGACATTAGGGAAGGATAAAGAGAACCCAAGAAATGCATGGTGTGGCACTTGTGCTACATCTTTCTACAATGAGTATGGTTACTCTGAAGATGAAACCGATTAATTATGTATAGGTTTTATAGAAAATTAGCAAGTGGCAAATGGAAGTACACAGAAACTTTTATGAGCACATTAGACCCAAGTTACCACGGACTTATCAATCATTGTAATGATGAAGATATTGAATGGAAACTTACTACAACTGATGGTATAATTAAATTTAAAAGCAAAGAATAATGTCAGAATTAAAAGTCTTAAAAGTAAGAAGTAAAGGTGACTTGATGAGAGCCCTTTACACAGCAGATGAATATCGCAATCTCGATAGTGCTTTACCAATAGCATATTGGGATGGAAAAGACCCGAACATCCAAGTAAATACTGCAACACACGTAGTAAACTATAATGAACCTCATAGTTTTGGTAAGCTTGAGAATATGATGCTTACAGCAAGAGCAAGAGGATTTGAAGTTAAATGGTTAAAACAAGGAGAATTTTAATGGGAAAATTAACAGAAGTACTGAAGTCTTTATTGGACTTAACAGTAGATGAACTGGTAACAGTTCGAGAAGAAGCAAAAGATCGTTTGGTTAAAATAAACAGAAACAGTTTAGCTGTAGGAGATACTGTTTTCGTAACAAACGATAACAACAATGAACTTTATGTTATCACTAAAAAGAACAAAGTTAATTATGTGATACAGAACATCCTTTCAAAAAGGAAGTATAACTGTCCTCCAGCACTTTTAAAAATAAAAGAAGTATGAAAAATGATATCGTAGTCCACAAGATAGGAGAGTATGCATTAGGTGGAATTGTAGAAACAGAGATAGACCAAAATGCACGTATCACAATACGTTGTAAAGATTGGAATACTAAGAAAATAGTATTAGAAAAAACCTTTGACTTTGTAGATAAGAGCAAACTTATGTTCTGGCTTGAAGATGAAGTAACAAGCTATTATTATACAGAGAAAATAATGAAATCTTTATATGATTAGAAAAGACAGAATAACCTTAGCCAATAAGAGATTAGAGGCACAGTTTTATAAAGCAACTCTTTACAAAAAGGAGTTGCTTAAAACGTACCGTAGCTTACGTAGACAGAGTGTAGAAGAAAGAGAAACTTACTTTCAGCTAAACCTTATGACTAAATATCATATGGAACATCAAAGAGTTAAACTATTAAACAAAATAATTAGAGACTTAATAAAAATATGAAAATACAAATATGCCCTATTTGTAAGAGCGCTGAAATCCAACAGAAAGCTTGGGTTAACGTCAATACAAATAAAGTAATAGACACCATAGAAGAAGATTATGTATGGTGTGAACAATGTGAATTATCAGTAGAACCAATTAATTTTAATATTAAAACCTCAAAAAATGACATTAAAAAGTAAAGGAGTTTATGAACTTGAACTCAACAGAGAGTACGCTACAGATATTGAATCTGGAATGACAGCAACAGAACATTGTTGGGCTGGAAACGATAAAAGTCCAATAGATAGGAAGTGTGCGAAAGCATATGCGATTAGAGGACATGTTGGTACTGTCTTACGTAAGTTTGACCCAATAGGATTTATGGTTGGATATAACGAATGGAGAAGATGAAAGTAGATTTGATGAAAACAGACACAATTATCATTCGTAGTAATGGTGTTGCAATTAAGCATATTGAGCTTAGAGAAATAAATAGTGTTTCTTCAGAAACATTCAATGGTAAAAAAATAGTAACCATTAATATTGATTAATTATGAGTAGAAGTTTGCAAAGAGGATGGGATTATATCTCATTAGACACAACAGGATTTGCACAAGTTGGCAATCCTACCTACAAAGCTAAAATAGCTGTAGAACGACAAGTAATCACAACTTTCTTTACGGAAAGTATAGATTTAAAAGTACCTAAAGAATTTCACGATAAAGCTTATTTCTATTGGGCTTTATGTCCTCACGATTTTGGGAGTTATTATGATTTTCAAATAGCTTACAACAGAGACGAAGTGGATGAATGGGAACTTGAAGAACCTGAAAAGTTTGAAGAGTTTATGATCTGGCTAAACTATTGCGAGGATGCTTTACAAGAAAATGATGAAATACTCAATGTATTGTGTGAACAACTCTATCAGAAGTCTATTACTATGGAAATTATCCATAAGAATGTAGATTCTCGTAACGAAGGTTTAAGAGCTGTCTAATGGCTAAACAAAAAGCAGAAGGAATGTTTAGCCGGGTAGCTAACATTTTAGAAGATTGGTCTTGTAGACAGTTTGATCCAGCAACAACAATTAAGCAGATGCAACAGAAAATGCATATGTTCATTTGTTGGGGAGTAGAAGATGCTCAACACTACGAAAACAAAGCTTTAATGTTTAGAGTAACAGGCTTACTATTTCAAGGAATAGTAGTCATTACTCTTAACGGAATGGACACTTACGATATCCATTATGTAAAGCCGAACTACGAAGAGGTCTTAGAACCCGATATGAACATCTATGAAGATATGCTATGTGATATCTTAGATGGTAAAATCGAAATGAAACCTAAACGATAGTGAAAACTATAGATTGGGGAACTAAGCAAATAGATTTGAGTGATCACATTGCACTTGAATTTAGACCGACAGAACTACATTTAAAACAAAATGGTAGTACTGAAAACGAACCTTCCTTTACCATTCTCTTACAGAATGAAAAAGCAATTACTAAAGTCTTTGGACAAGTATCTTTAAAGATGCTTAACAAGGCTTTTGGAGAATTAGGATATCAGATAACTAAACTCTATTAAATATGTTTATAGGTACTGAAATTACACCTGAAGAAGCTGTCAAGCTTTGGAACACTAAATCCTTATTTGCTTATGATACTGAACAAGAAGTAGACTGGCAAATAAATATTGATAACCCTTGTGATTTACGAGGTGCATATCAAATACTTGACGAGGTAAATCAAAACAAGGACATTGTATTATACATAGAAAATGGATAACAACACTTGGAAAAGTGGTGATGGCACTATACACATCATCAAGGATATGAATATTGTTCACATTGTTAGAGCAATTAAATCATGTGAAAAGAACAACAGAACAGGTCTTATAAACTATACCTGGTTAAAAGAAGAATTGTATAACAGAAACCAATTAAAATCAGAAAAGAAACCGATTATGAAACGAACAGAAGTAGGAGTAGCAGAGGTCATTGAAAAGCAAATTGACTTTATCAGAAAAGAGCTTGAATACCAAGAAGAATTAAAGTCAAGCCTTAAACAACAGCACGATGATTGCATTGACCAATGTGCTCAACTATGGAGTAACCTTGACCAATTTGAAAAAACACTTAAATTGTGTAAACAAGAGAAAGTTCTTGTTGAGGTACCAACAACTCAACAGTTGGAATTAGAAATTGCTCCACCTCCACCTTTGGTAAAAGCAGAAGAAGATTTTGAAACATTGTATTTAAGAATGAAGAAAATCAAATTAGAACCGTTAACAGACCTTTCTAATGTGGCTAAAATGTCATTGGTTAGAGATGGCTATAATAATCTCGCAGAGGTATTAACAATGAATAGACGTCAGCTTCTTAAAACACCTGATTTTGGGAATAGAGCATTAGAGTATCTGATAGTCTTTTTAAATAAGAGAAAACTTTCCATAGGGCAGTTTATCTCTCATAAAAATGAAATTTTAACCATTAACAAACACCATTCATTTTAATATGGCATATGCATATCCTATATGGGTAAAGGTTACTAACTGTAACTTAAAGAACAATCCTGACCACGGATTTAAAAAAACTGGTAAAAGTACTATAGCTATTGGTAGTTCCGTAAACAATTCATTTGATTTTGTTTCGTATTGTATTACCAAACGTTCAGCTACGTATAAAGCAAAAGAAGTTTTAATATTTCGTTTCAGCGTTGATGACGTTGTATTGAAATATTCTATATGGACAGTATGTTCCAATGGTAGAGCAGTCACACAAATCAAGACTGTTACAAAACTTAATCGTATTAAATCTTTAAAACTAAAAATATGAGTCCAGAATTAGAGAAATTATTAGTAGATACATTAACGACATATGCAAACTCTTCATTAAGAGAGCATATCAATTCTATGGTTGAATCTTATTGTGATGGTTCATCAAACGATGCTAAAGACCAAGTATTTAAAAAAGTATTATCTAAAGTAAAAGGATTGGTATGACAGCAGAACAGAAGTTGTATGATAAAGTAAGAAAATTAGATCGGAATGAAATCGTAGAGCTATTGGAAGGAATTTCAATAGTTTGTTTCGATGATGAGCCACTTGATTTATTAGTGGAGTGTTTAGCAGAAAATGTACAAGAAGGATTAATAGAAGAATACCAATTAGACAATGAGTAAAACAACAGAGAAATTATATGCTATTGCCAGAGAGCAAGGCTATAACAAAGTAGAAGATTTATTAATGGACACAATGCTTAGTGGTATTGTGCCAGGAATATGTATGAATGAAGGTTGCAATGCAGTCTACGAATATGAACCAGATCAAGACGAAGGCTATTGCCATGTTTGTAAAACAAAAACAGTTAAGAGCTGTCAATTAATATGAAGCATAGAGATATCAGAGAACAACATCATATTGCCAACAATATGATTAAGTATGGCGAACCATTTCACGTACAGTTAGGTTACGCTATTAAAATAGGTAATGATGTACAAAGACGTAAAATCGGTAATGCATTTATGAAAGACTTTACCAAATTTGAAAACATGTAATTATGAAAGGAACATCCGCATTTACAAAAACAATTAAAGCTTATTTAGAAGAAAGGGTTAAAGATGACCCTTTCTTTGGGGTAAGGTATAACGACCCAAATAAGAATATAGGTGATTGTGTTACCTATATTCTTAACCAAGTTAAAGCCAGTGGAAAGAATGGCTTTGAAGATAAAGAGATATTTAATTTAGCTGTTCATTTCTATGATGAAGCTGATTTGAAAGCTGGTTCATCTGTTAACGCAACCGTTGTAGTTAATCATACAGTAGTGATTACTGAAAAAGAAAAGGCTGATGCTAAAGAGAAAGCTATCAGGGAACTAATCGATTCTGAAAAGAGTAAAATGAAGAAGAAACCTGTTACAAAGAAAGCTCCAGAAGCACCTAAATTAGAAATGCCCGGTGAGGCTGATGAATTAAAGTTATTCTAATGAAAGCAGTAACGAAATTGCAAAAACGAGTGGTAGAACTTAGTGATAAGAAACTACCCAAATTAACTGATAAGCAGAATGAATATGCTCTAAAACACAATTTAGACCATGTAGCTGTAGTACTTAAAAGCGGTAGGATAACCTGTCTTGATTGTGGTCATTCGTGGCAGAGTAAATTCAAACAAGGTTGGCACAATGAAATCATTGGAGACAGCTGTCCTAATTGTAAAGTTAAATTAGACATTAAACTTACTCAAAAGAGAAAATCATCTGATTGGAGTTATATGCATATTATAACTACTTGTGAAGAATTTCAAGTGATAAGACTTATAAAGGTTATGGGCCATTACAATTCAGGTCATAAAGCATCTTTATATGTAAGTCCTGTTTCTGAAATATGGATGGCTCCTAACGGTAAATATGAAATCGTAGGATTCAATCATCGAAATACCTATTATGGTGCTGGTGGTTGGTGGAGTGGTGATTGGAGTTTAAAAGCAAGAAATCATTTAGACTCACAGAATCTTTATTCTTATAAAACTTATCCAGTAAAAAGAGTAACTAAACTTATAAAAAGAAATGGCTTTAAAGGTTCTTTTCATAAGTGTAAACCTTACGCCTTCTTTAAAGCTATATTGGAGGTTCAAGAATGTGAAACCTTGCTTAAAACAAAGCAAAAGTCTTTATTAGAAGATGGTATTAAAAGCTATCAAGGTTTAAGGAATATCCGAAAGCATTGGTCAGAGATTAAGATATGTATCAGAAACAATTATATTGTTAAAGATGCTACTATATGGCATGATTATTTAGACCTATGTGCTTACTTTGAAATTGATACTCACAAAGCAGAGATAGCTTGTTCTCCTAATATGAAAGCAGAACACGATAGAATGATGAATGAGAAACAATTTATTCTTGACGAAGATAGAAGGCTTAGAGAAATTGCAGATCATCAAAAAGCATTGAAATTAAGAAGGGCTCAAAAAGCATTCTTTAAGAAGATAACAAAGAAATTTTCGGAGGTACTATTCAAGGATAAAGACATTGTTATTACAGCGTTTAAAACTGAAAATCAATTAAAAGAAGAAAGCTTATTACTTAAGCATTGTGCTTATGCACAAAAGTATCACTTGAAATTAGATTCATTGTTACTTTCAGCTACTTACAAAGGTAAGCCAGTTGAAACGATACAAGTATGTTTGAAGAAGTTTGAACTTATCCAAGCAAGAGGATATGATAACGACCCAAGCAAACACAATAAACGCATTATTAATCTGGTAATTAGAAATATGACACAGATTAGAAATGTGGTAAAGAGTAAACCAATTAAGAAACCTAAAACGCAAAAACAAGCAGCATGAAAAACATAGAGAAAAATTATGATGTAGGGCATAGGATTAATATAGAAGTTCAAGTATTGGCTTCTATTATTAGTGCTAACGAAAATAGTGGTGTAAGACAAGTTGTTGAAAGACATAACTTGTTACCATTAGACTTTCATTCTTTTACTCACCAAGCAATCTTTAAGTCTATATTAGAGTGTCATGAAAAAGGCATTATAGCTACACCTGTAACTATTTGTCAATTCAGACCAGACAAGTATAAATTCAATAACGCCAAATCATTTGAATTTGAAGTTATTGATATTATGCAGAAAGGATTAAATACACACGCATTGTTAGAAAGTCATCTTATGATGCTCAAGCAATATGTGTTATTTGATTTTTGGAACCATAAAGCATATGATGTGCTTTATGGTAATTGGAATAATCGTGACGTACTCCAAGTAGGAGATAATATTATCGGATCTTATAACAAATTGTTTTCAAGGTTAACCGATAACATTAAATCAGTACAAGAAGATAACTACGCCTCTGAAATATCCAATAAAGTAAAGAATAAACTTGCAGGAAGATCCACAGGTATTACAACTTCTGTTAATGAAATTGATGAATTTACAGGTGGATATTCTTTAGGAGAATTAGTCATCATTGCCGCAAGACCTGGTATGGGTAAAACTACCTATGCTTTAATATCCGCGTGGAACTCTGCATTGTCAGGAACACACGTTGTATTCTTTTCATTAGAAATGGCTAAGAATCAATTAAAATCTAAATTGATTTCATTGATAACTGGTATTGAATATAAACGGATAAAGAAAGGTACTATCACAAGTTTAGAACTACAAGAAGTTCTAAAAGCTGATAAGTACATAGAAGGCTCCAATCTTATTATTGATGATAGGATTAGAACCATTGAAGATATAAGTCGTAAGTCAGCAGAGTATGTTGCCTCACACAATACAAAACTGTTTTTCCTTGATTATATTCAAAGAACAGTTAGTGTAGATAAGTTAGAACCAAGAATCTTAGTTACTATTATCTCAAGAGAATGTAAGTCTATTGCTAAACAACATTACGTAGCGTTTGTTGCGTTATCTCAATTAAGTCGAGCAGTAGAAGGGAGAGAGAATAAACGTCCTAAACTATCTGATTTAAAAGAATCAAGTAGTATAGAAGAAGATGCTGATATTGTAGCATTTCTTTATAGAGGTGCTTACTATGACGAACAGAAAGGACAGTCACCAGGTTTCTCTGAACTATTTCATACAGAGTTTATCATTGGGAAAGGAAGAGATATTGGTACTACTACCATTCATCTATTCATTAACCCTATTGATATGACAATGCATAGCTATAGATTTGATGGAAAGTATTAATACAAAACAACACTATGATAGTGTTGTTTTGATTTATATTTATATATTTGTTAAAAAAAACAGATGAACTTCAAACAGTTAAACAAAGAGGTTTCCAAAGAGTTCGGAATCACACAAAAAGAAGCAGAAAACATATTGATTTTTATACAGAAACTTATGTTAAAGAAACTGAAATTCGGAACCAATATAACATTGAGAGAAATAGGAACTATCCAAGTACGAGTTAGAAAACCTAAAAAGTATTTGAATTTTCAAAAGAATGAAATGATGACAACAGCTAAAAAGTATTATTTATTTCTGCATGTGCCATTAAAATTAAAAGAATTCTTATCCAATAAGACTTGTCATTGATGTACTATCAAGACAGGGCTAAACTTAAAAGTAAAAATGTCAGAAAGTTTACTTCACAATCCGATTGTCACGATTACTTATCTAATAAAGTTTTTACACAAGAGAACTTTATTAGGCATGTAACCGATACCGCTAAAGCTAATAACATTAGCTACATAGTAGCATTTACAATTATCACGAACTATTTAACCAATACATTATATGAAATAGACAAACAAGTAGTAGCAAGAAGAAAAAAAAGTAAAATTCGCATTATAGGTTTCTTTTCCATTTTAACTGGTTTTAACCTGAATGCAACGAATAAAAGAATAAATATAATTAATACACTAAAAAGAAAACAATGAGCGCAAACGAATTTTTTATCCCAAACGCAACCAAGAAAAGAAACGACATCCAAGTCTTAGAAGCAGGTCCTAATCCAGGAATCCTATATTCGATTATAGATTGTGGAACCCATTACAACAAGTACTTTGACAAAACAGGAAGAGTATTAAGGTTGATTTTTGAATTCCCATTATTGAAACAATTATTCAATGAAGGAGATACAGTAGCAAGACCTACTGTAGTAAGCCAAGAGTATAGCTTTACATTAGGAGAAACAAGTAATCTTAAAACAAAGATTATTGATGGTGCTGAAGGTAGAATTGTACCAAAGAATGAGTACAAGAATGGTTGGAACTTAGGTCAATATTTAGACAGAACATTTATTATTGATGTTGTAAATAAACCTAACAAATCAGACCCTACAATTATCTACAATAACATTGGAGGTATCAAAGGGCTTACCGACAAGCTTAGAGCAACTTACAATTTCGATTGGAGTGAAATAGTTAGAACGAATGATTTAGTATCATTCTTTATTGATGAACAAGGAGATTGTTTTAAAACAGAACAATTCACCAAGTTACCACCATACTTGAATAAGAAAGTTTTGGAGAGTACCGAAGCAATACGTTATAAAAATAACGGAGGAGTGTTTGCCACAAGAGATCAGTTTAAAGGTCAGGAGAAGAGCGAACCACAAATAGCGCCACCTGTTCAGAGAGCACCTGTAGCATCAACAGCACCAGTTAAAAAGATGCTTGTTACAGATTTCACTTATGAACAATACATTGCAAGTGGTTGGACAGATGACCAACTAATAGCAAATGGAAAAATGGAGATAGTTACTCCAAGTGCACCAGAGTCAGCACCTAAACCACAGTCAGCTCCAAGTGGACCAAGTAGTCCAGCATCAGCTTTAGACAAAGTAGGGGAAGATGACTTACCATTTTAATTAACCATTGGAGAGAGGCGTAATAGCCTCTCTCTAATTAAAACAACAGTATTTATGTATTTATTAAGAGGTTTTATTTTATTAGGTAGTTTAGGAAAAGTTTGGGCTACAACAAGAAGAGCCAAGAACGTTTATCAGTCTATATCTATTTTAGCATATTTCAAGATGATGAATGACCTTGAAGTTAGAAACACGGTAGCGGCCTTGCCAACAATAGCACCAGAACCACCTTCTTTCACTCCAAAATTAAACCGATATGAATTAAAAACAAGGCGAATGAGAACGATACAATGCGTTAAAGAAATGAATAGATTGTCTAATGGATATTAGCTTATACATATTGTATGTGCTGATAGGTATATTGGTACACTACGAAACAGAGCCTTCATTAAGGAAGAAAAAGTTCAGAAAATATACCAAAGTGAACTGGGTAACATTAAGCTTAGATTTAGTTTTTTGGATGCCTATGTTCTTTTGGTATTTAATACTTAAACTTAAGAGATAATGGATTTTATTATACCATCACATACACCTATCAAAACGAATAAGATAGGCTTAATAGATGCTGATTTTATCAAGTATAAAGTCATTGCTAAGATTCAAAAGGAATTAAACAGCAAAGAAGTAATACTTCATAAGACAGCTTATAATGCAGTAGCAACGCATACTCAAACGGAGATAGATAGACTGTTTGATTTATTTGAACCGAAAGCTTTAATCTTTTGCTTTTCAGGAGTTACAGAATACAATTTTAGGTATATGGTAGCTCACGAAAAGAAGTATAAAGGGAATAGAACAAGTCAGCTTTTATACGACAACCAAGAAGATGATAAGTTTTCGGTTATCAAATACATCAAGAGTAGATATCCAACAATACTATTTAAGGATTTAGAAGCAGATGATGTTCTATCTATGTTGCAAGACCAAGATACATTTATCTTATCTGAAGATAAAGACTTACTACAGTGTGCTGGTACTCATTGGAGTTTAGATAAACAGACGTTTATTGAAATACCAAAAAAAGAAGCGTATGTTAACCTTATGAGACAGATGCTTTTAGGAGATACTGTTGATAACATTGGAGGCCTAAAGTCTTGCGGAGAGATAGGTACGTATGAGTTATTAACAAATAACAACGTAGCAGATTATCATCAGATTATTCTACAAGCATATATTGATAAGCATGGTATAGTAGAAGGTATTGATAGGTTTACAGAAACGTGGAACCTTGTCAAATTGAGATTAAATAGAGGCACGTATTTTAAATCAAAATACGCATTAGCCTTTGACACATTAGAAATGGTAAAATTAGAAGAATGAGCATTATAACAGCACCAGAGTTTGGTTCTTATATCATTGATGTAAGCAACAACAATCACACAGTATATTTAGTTACTGGTGAGAGAGACAAAGAAGGGAAACCTATTATGACACGCGAAGGGTATTACTCTAATCCTCGTAGCGCAACAAAGAAAATTTTAGAGTTAAGACAGAAGGACCTTTATACAAAAGATGAAGTCCTTACTATGAGCAAATACATTGCTGATATGGAAAGAATTAAAAACGAACTTTTAAAAGTTAGAATTGATGAGTAAAACAACAGTAACAGTAATGCAGACAGAACAGTTTGCATTACTCCCTAAAGCAACCCAAGCCTTAATCACGAAATTAAGCAAAGACCTTAAAGTGGATGGTTTGAATTTATTTAATCCACTTATTGAATCAATGGTTACAATAGAAGGATTTAAAGAACTTAAATTTGAAGCTGAAAACGAATTGTGTATTCAGCAGTATAAAGATGCTAAAGCCTTTACACGTAGCTTTAATGCAAGAACTAAGGAAGCAAAGCAAAAGCTTAAAGCTCCATTACTTGCAACAGGTAAAGACATTGAGCTTATTGCTAAAACATTCCTGGCATCAGCAAAGGATATTTATGAGGAACACCTATTGGTTGAATTTAAACCTTATTTAGATGAGGTTGAAGATAAGAAACAGAAAGCATTAGATAAAAAGAATGCAGCCACTACAGCTAAGATAGCAGAGTTGAGTGAGCAAACTACCGATCAGAAAGTAGCGTTAGAACGCTCTAACATTTACAGAACTTACAGCTCTTCTTTTCAAGAGTTTTTAAATACAACGATAGAGAAAGTAGATACTTATTCTATTGAAGCATTAGAACAAGAGAAAGTAAACATCAAAGGTTCATCATTTACTTTATCAGAAGAACATACCAACACATTATTACCCGATCAAATAGAGAACCTTAGAGAGAGTTATAATGGAATTATGGCTACTTCATTAAGATTGATAGAAAGCAAGATTGAAGAGGTTGATATGAAGCTTAAAATAGCAAAAACTACAGAGAAAGAAAACGCAGAACCAATTGGTGCTGGTGAATTCATTGTTCCTTCAAATGAAGAAGTAGAAGAATCTACTTGTCCTCCACCTGCAGAATCTTTTAAACAAGAGTTTCAAAGACATATGGAAGCATTGGTAGACACTATGAGTAATATGAAAACTATTACTGATAAAGAAGCAAGAGCGAAGTCATCAGCCATTGCAGGATTAGGAAACTATATGCTTAAAATCATAACATTCTTAGAGAATGAAGACTGAAATTAATGGATTAGAAACATATTTTGAATGGTGGCTTAAAGAAATGCAAACTGCAGGCTATGTAAAATCATTTGAAAGAGAAACTGAAACGTTTATTGTTGCGCCTGTATCATCATACGGGCGTTACAAACGTTTTAAGAGAAAAGAAAAGGAAATAGAAAGCTTTAGTTTATTTCCTGAAATTAAGTACTCTTATGATTATAAGATTTATTGGAACTCAACAGCTGAATACTTATTCTATGAAGAAATAAACGAGCATAAAGTATTTCAATTTGGCAGACCTCTTTTTATAGCATACTTAAATAAGAATGAAAAGACAGATCAGAATGATGACTATCCTATTATCTCTTACGTAGATGTAAAGCCTACCAATAGCGTACAGCGAAGAGGTGGTAAAGTTAGTTCAAGTATTACATTTCCTTTAAAGAACAGACTCCTTTGGGAGAACAGTGGAATCTACATCAATAAAGTGGTTCCAATGCCTATGAGTGGTACTGGCTATTCGTCAGCACTATTTATAAAGACTTTTACACCTCAACGTTATTTATTAACTGATGGTGGAAAACAACTACGAAAGATTAAGTTTTCTGTAACAGACCTCAACTCTTTTGTTTTTAAACGAAAAACAGAAATAGAAACCCTATTAAAAAACACAATATGATGGAACTCCTTACAACCTCACTATTCGTTGGAATAGCATTAACAATTGGTTCATTTGCTTATATAAGATATAGAACCTTTAAAGATAAAAATAAAAAAGATTGGTTACTATATCCATTCAGACCTGCAGTTATAGAAAAGGAAGCACAAGACCTTATTTATCTGATTAATAAAGAAAGAATGTCAAGGCCTAACAACTTGAANATGTTATTGGCAGACCAGAGAGCTTGCACTTTAGCAGTTAGGCGTTGTAACGAAATGATTGAAGAGCAAGAACTAAGTCATACCAAATGGGTTGACGAACATTCAGAACTTGTTCAATTAGGTGCTACGTCAGTAGGCGAGAATATTGCTTATGGTTACAGTAGTCTTAAGGGCGTTATGGAAAGCTGGAAGAATAGTACTGGACATAGGCACAATATGTTGAATACAAAATGGGATTATATTGGCGTAAGTATAGTAAAAGATATCAGAGGTAGATTTTGGTATTGTACTTTATTCTTATCTGAATAATGGCTATTGTATATTTTGAAGAGAGACAACTGCAAGCAATCAAAGGGTATAAGAAACTCTTTGAAAAATTGGTTATATCATTTGCACATTCAGTACCAATAATGAAATACGAGTCAGTAAGTATTAACTGGCTCAATGTATCTATGAAAGTTGATTATACAGTCACTTTCTATACGTTACACGATTCTATTTATATAACAAGTATAATATCAAGTAATTATGAAGATAGTCAAGAATAGAGGCTGGGAATACGAATTAAAACCACAAGTAGGTTTAGGTCAAATAGGAATCTGTAAAGGTTGTGAGTTTGACAGATATGAAAAAGCTTGTATTAGATATAGTAACGATTGTAATCCTAACAAATATGGTAATCAATTAGTTTTTAAAAAAGTATTAAAAGATGAAGATAATAGTCAAACATAAAGGATCACAAGTAGAAGTTATAGATGATGCTGGTGACACTTCAATTCGATGGAAAGATATGAATGGAGAAATCATTCGATTAGTTACTGAAATTATTAAAAGCATAGACAATGAGTAAAGACGACAAAAAGCATAGGTTAGTAAGAAACCAAGATGATAAAGTATTTAAGTTTCTAAAGAACGAAGGTAAAAACAAAAAGGTAATCACTTATTTCAAAAGTGAGAACGAGCTTGAACAACACGAATGGGAACTACTCTATGGAGAGTTCACCCAACAATGGCAACACCTACCATTAAAATTACAGAACAAATTTCTAAGATGGTTGTTAGAAGAAAGTAAACGAATAATTAAAAAAGAAAAGTAATTATGAAAGATTATGATTTAGAAAAAAAAGTCAAAAAGAAATTACTCAAACGTGGAATTTCTGAGAAAATCATATTGAACAATAGAGGTTTAATTGGTGCTGTAATCGAAGAATCTTCAGAGGATAAACAACTTGCTGAACAAGTTAAGTCAATGCGATCATGTCAAAAACTGTACTTCAAATCAAGAAGTCCTAAAGCTTTGATTGACTCGAAGGATTTAGAAAGAATGGTGGATGCTTATATTGAAGAACACTATGGATTAAATTTATTTAATAATTAATAAAGTCAGAAGTTATGAGCCAACTCTTAGACCAAGCAAAGCAAATGCACAAAGAGGCATTAGCATCAAGAGAAAAATATGCTGGTTCAGATATAAAAGAAGGTATTTGTCAAGGCATAGAACGAATCATTAAATTGATAGAACGAAACGAGGATAAAACAATTCTCAAAGCAATAGAATTAACTACTGGACTAAATAACGGTAGCAAACAATCACTAATATATTTAAAACAAGCAAAGTTAGGATAATGAAACAGTTTGAAATAATAACTGAGATCAGAAACGGTAGCTTCTCGCGAAACATAAATCGCATACGAGAGGCTATTGCTTCTTTTAATGGTAAGACAGTAACGTTGATTATTAAGGTCAACAATAAAGAACGTAGCGTGCAACAGAACAGATATTACTTTGGAGTAGTAGTAGTGATATGGAGAAAACTTATTCAAGACGAATGGGGAGAATTCTTTTCAGCACAGGAAACTCACGAGTTTTTGAAATACAACTGTAATTTCTTAGAGAAAGCGAATAGAGAAACTGGTGAATTTGTCAGAGTTTCAAAAAGCACAAAAGAGAATACAACAGTAGACCAAGAAGAATTTCACGAAAGATGTAGACGTTTAGCAATGGATATATTTAGTTGTGAGATTCCTTTACCTAACGAGCAGATAAAAGTTAAACTATAAATGGCAGAGAAACCCCAAAAGCATTATCTACCTACAAGAAAAGAATTGAATACGATGTCTAAGTGCATCAAAGCAGGATATAAAGTATTTCCTACTATTCCAAAATGGCAGAAGCATTGGCCATTAGTAATCCTTTCTATAACATATAGAATGGGTAAGCCTGTAGAATCTAAAGAACCACCATTTTCACAAATGTATTTAGGCTATAAAATGTTTAAGCTATACAATATGATTTATGAAAGAAAAGTTCTGAAAGCGATAAAGAATACAGCACCAGCACCACCGAGAAAGATTATGAAATTCCCTCCCGGTCCACCTGTTCAAATGGCTCCACCTCCACCTATTATAAAATTACCTAATTTAGCAGCACCACCACCACCTAAAAAGTAAATTATGAAAGAAAAAATCACAAAGAAGCAAGGTGAAATATTAGACCGAATGTTTAAAAAACCTACTAAATTCGAAGAAGATGAAACAAGACGAAACGGAGAGCACTCCAAACGAGAAGAGAAAAGACGCAGAGGTTTGTAGAGGTACAAGACCTCCAGATTGGAGTCCTATTTTTAATAGAGACCCAATGGAAGGTATAAGTGAAGCTATTTATAAATCAGCTATGCCAGTCTTTGACCCAAAACTTAAAGGAGAGTTTGAACAAATCATAGTTTTTGGTACTGGAGGTGAGAAAGATTAATAAGAAGCACTTAGGGAACTGCTCCATAATTTTAAATGTTTGATCAGTTTTTTTGACGAATGGAGCCTTAAGTTGAAGCCCCCTAATTAAGTTTAGGGGGTTTCTTTTTAATCTCCAGTTATAGGTGCTGTAGATGGTGCAAAGCTTTTAAGCATGTTAACAATAGTTCTTAAAGCCGATGGCATCGCTTTGAATTCAAGTTTGCTTGTGTTCACTAAGTAATTCGCATCACCAACTAATTCATTTGCAACATTTGCATTTAAACTTTGCCCGGCTATAATGGCTACAGATACCATTGCCAACCCTTTTAACCCAGCATCAAAACGAGCTCTGATTTGTGGTTCTAACCCTGCTCGATAAGCACCAAGCTGACCGATAGGTATTTCACCACCTGTAAATTTGGCTATCATTTCCCATACTGCAGTTAAGCTACCAATATGTTTTTCACCATAAATATTGACATCTTCTTTTCCGAGTTTATCATAAACCATTGTTGGTATAAATCTACTAAACTGCATAATAGCTCTACCCCAAGAGTAACGTTGAATCAATCTTTGATCCGTAGGTGTATAACCTTTACCGTGAGAGTTCTTAACTTCATTTTCTAATTTGGTTACTTCTTGAGGTGTTATTTCTGTAGCACCACTTTTATAGTTTCCATTATCATCAAACCTATTGTATTGTTCAGAGGTTAACATTCCTAAAAAGTGTACTCCTTGAATCCATTGTTCAGAAGCCATCATAGGCCAAAGAGCAATATCTGTAAAGATAGAATCTAAACCAGAAGAGGACTGTAAGTTCACATCATCATAGAAATTTGAATCTGTAAAGTTCACTGCTTTTAGAATACCCATTGCTTTTTTATGCTTACCCCAAAATCTACCTTCACCCGCAAGCCAGGATTTCCCTCCTTGATTTTTAATGTTGTTGTATTTACCGATAACGACATTACCAATAGTGTACATTCCTTTGTGCACTGCTAACAATTTCCAACCCATTATATAAAGTAAGTTACCTCTTACCATAGCATCCATAACATTATCTCCAGTTGTATTTGGAGTTAGTTTTTTTGCTTTTAAGAAATACTCTTTATAAACCTTTCTTACGAACTTGTTTTGGTTCGTAAAGCCTTTCATCTTATTATGTAAGAACAAGCCATCTACAACAGCTTGTAATGCTTTAAAGCCTTGAAAGTTCTTATTACCTGTAATGAATAGTTGTGTATGTGTAAAATCAGATAGTGCTTTGTTTAAATCTAACGAAGCCATATGATCAGCATTTATCCAACCACCATTCGCAAAGTTGTTCACCATACCATCACCTAAGATTGTATGATTGAAAACATCTTCATGCTTGAAGTTAGAGCCATCTTCATTCTTTTTAGTTTTAAATAATTTTACAGCTTTCCTACGAAGTTGAACATACTCTTTGTTTGTTTTCCAACTACTTTGTTTCTCTTGTCTAAAGATATTTTCTATGTCCTTAAATCTTGTAGACTTCCCTTCAAACATTAATTCTACATCACCAATAGATTCATTTAAAGGTCTTGATTGCATTAGCATACCAAGCATTCCCTTTCTACCAAAAGATTCTAATCTTCCCATACCAATAGAAGGAATACCTCCACCAACATATTTTGGGTCATTTATCTTAGGGTCTAATTCATTTGTGATATCTCTAAACTCTTTTGCAAACTTATATTCATTTTCAGATATTTCCTTATTGGCTAACTTTAATCTTAATTCAGCATCAGGTAAAAGAGCATATCTTTTTTGTTGGGTATTTCCAACCTTTCTATACTCTGTCTTTATAAGATTACCATATAGAATACGATAAATATCATCCCTATTTTTAAATAGTAATACTGCTGCTCTTTGTAGCTTTTTAATGAAACCATTTTTAGCTGGATTGTAATTAAACTTTTCAGCATATAAAGCTTCAGAAACATCATTGATACGTGTAAGATATTTCTTACGTTCAGTCATAAAACCTTTGAACTCCGTTTCTAATTCACGTTGAACAGCTTGTGTAGCTGGATGTGAAGAATCAATATTGTTTGTTTGGAACCAGGCTTTGACAACACCAATGTCATTTTGCCCTTCTTTTCTACCTGTAAGTTCTGATTGTTCGTTAGATGCACGTTGAGTAAGTTCAAGCATTACCGGAACCATAACGTTAGCAGTTGCATAAGCATCCATCTTACCCCAAGTATTATAGAGTTTTAATAAGTTCTCTGTAGAGGTATCAATAAGTTCTTTTTTGAATTCACCTTCTTTATACTTTTCCAGAAAAGCATTTGACCGAGCTTTATCTTTACGATAGTTCAGCCAAATACGTGCTTCCTGAATGTATGTTAATGATTGCTTGTATTCATACGCATCGATTAGTTCTTGTTGATCTAATCCTTCTTCCCTTGTATAATTATAGTAATCATCTTTGAAATATCTCCCTACATTATTTTTTTTTTTAGAGGCTTCAATATCTCTTTTTGCTTTGTCTTTCATTACTGCAGTATTATCTAAGATGAGTGGTCTGCTATTTCCATTGTCAGTTGTAGAATCATCTTTTATTAATACCATATGAACTTTTTGAGGAACATTAGGTGTAACCGCTTGCAAGTTATCTAAAGAAGGTTTCTTAAATAAAACGTGTCCTTTTGATGTTTTTGAAGTGATTAAGTCACGCGCTATACTTGACCATTGATTTTTAGACCTGGCGTTTGAAATAGTCCTTTCATTGATATCATCATCTTTGGTAATATATGGACCTACTGGTTGTATTTCTATTACTTCAGAAACTCGTTGACCATTTACAGGATAATGAACTGTTACTCTAAAAGGAATACGACTATGTATTCTATTAATTACTGTTTTGTTATATCCTAATTTAGTATATAACTCATCATTTTCTTTAGATGCAGGGTCTTCACCTCTTGGTAAAGGATTGTCTAAAAACACACTTGGTAAATGATTGCTTTCACCTATGTTAGCACTGTTTGTTTCTAAATCTTGAATAGCACCAAAAGCATCTTTGATTATTTTGTCTGAAATTTCTTCATTATTCTCTTTGAATTTTTTAGCTCTTGCTGTTATGTATGATGTAATGTCAGGAGGAAAGATAGGATATAAAGATTCTTCACCAGTCCATCCATTTTGAATTAAATCATACAGTACTAATTTCTTCTGAATATGTAATGGCAATTCAGCAAACTCATCTTGTAACAGTACTCTATCAGCGTGTGTATAATGACGTTGTAGTACTTGTGGATTTAATTTAACCTTACCTGTCTGGATAATAATACCTTGATTGAACAAACGAGAACGTGTGTAATCAGTATCTTTATCCATTACATTATTTGGATTTTCGTAATGAACCGTTTCATCTAATCTTTCACCGTATTCTCTTAGTTCTGTAGCCAGAGGTAATAAAGCATCTTCTCCAGTTTCAAACTCTTGTTCATCTTGGAAAATGTCATTGATATCATCAGTGCTAATATCATTCACTCCTAATAATCTACCATAAATAAATGGTATCAAATAGTCAGAATAGTGTTTTAATTGAGTTCCATTAAGTTCTGAAGCAGTAATCTTATTCGCTACCATTTGAACGATATCCCGAATAGAATCATTTTCAATAATATTCAAATGTTTTTGATGTTTATTGAACTCTAAAGCCATACGTTTATAGTGCTTTAATTCTGGACTATCAGTAATCAAAGGTATGTTCTGATCGTTTGCAGGTAAATCCTTTTGCTCTTTGAAATAAAGAGTGGCATTTTTATTACCTACTTCTTTTCCCATTGTAGAGGATTCACGTTGTTGATTTGTAATCAGTTTGTTTAAATCATTCACTTGTTTTTGTAAAGCAAAAGGATTCATTTCAAGTTTATTGTGTCCTGAAGTAATGTTGGTTATTTTAGAAATATCATTCCCTACTTTAGATAAGTAATGCATAAGTCTAAGAACAGCCATATTATTCTCTTCAGATTCATAACGAGCTCCTTGTGGATCTACAGTAACATCAAATTCATTAGGGCTACTATAAATATCTAATTTGGGATAATCTTCTTTGTATTGGTATATCATAGAACCATAACCTCCAGTATCAATGTAGTCATTCCCTATATCATTTCTTTTACTGATATATTCGGCAGCCATTGGATGATTGAATAACAATCCTATTTGTTTAATATCAAAACCTAAGTTTACCAATATCATTGCTGAAGAAATACTATTGATGTTTAAGTTCAAAGCATCTGCATGTCCATTCTTTGTACTATCCAATACAATGTTTGCAAGAATAGTAGACAAATGAACTCTTGAATTAATCCCTTTATTTTTAGATAAAGGTTTTTCTTTACTTACGTCATCAAAACCATTTTCTCTTTGTCCATCAATAGCAATATTAACTAATTTAGGTACTTCTATTGTCTTACCAGAAGCATCAACACCTATCTGTGTACCATTAGCCAATCTTGTATTATAAGTAGCCAATAAGTTCAAAGCTCTATGTGAGTTGAAAGCTATCCCAATAGTCTGTTTGGCTATTACAGAGTTGTTATATTGCTCTGTATAGTGTTGCGTACCAAATGGAATAGTAAATGGCGCTTTGGCTCTTATTTTAGCTAAGGCTTCATCGAACTGTGTTTGGGTTATTTGCTTCTTATCAAGTTTAGATTCAAGTGCTCTTTGTTCAGCATATTGTTCAGGATGTAAAGCTTCATTGTTCTCTTCAATAATACTATCCATATTACTCTCAAAACGCAAAGGTGTTTCTAAAGTGATACGTTGATTATTGGAAAGCCATTGGTCAACCATCATATCAAAACCTTTGTTCCAATTTCCATAGCCATCTTTCATTCTGGTGTCCTTAGAACCATCTTTCATTTTGGCTTGCTGATAAACAAACAAAGCATCACCATCATGATCGGCTCCTATTATCCATGTGTATTCAGAAGGTACAATAATATTAGATGCACCTGTATCATGGAAACCAACAACTTCTGCCACACCTACGAAAGCGGGTCCGTTATGTGGTATTCTTGTCATCATTACTGTTTCTCCAGGAATGTATGTTCCTGTACGAGTTTCAGGGGTAGATTCAGGTGAAGAATAAATAGCATTATCTGTTAGCATTTTATCAATGGCTCTTGTTTTTAAGATACCATCATCAGTAATTAGATTTAATCTTTTTAAAGTGTTGATACGGATATAAGCTCCACGCTTATTTGTAGCAGTTAAATAAGCTCTTGCTTTTGTTTTTCCACCATTTCCATCTTTACTATAAAAACTCTCTCTTGCTTGGGTCTTATCACCTTTTTCTGGTCGAGGTAATACGATCTCCATTGGTTTAGTTCTTGGAATACCATCTACTATTTCTACTCCATAGAAGTTAAGTCCAGAACTACCATTCACATACTCTTGAGATACTTTAGGATTGTCTACACGTTTTACAACACCATCTTTATTTACTTCTTGGCCTACAGCTGGATATACTTTATCCCTGTTTGGTTTTTTTACAAATACCTCTTCATTGTTGTCATCAACATATTTGTAACCCATATCAGAGATTGTCTGTCCATAGGTTCCTGGTCCTTTCAAGTTATTTCCGTGACGAATAATTTGAGAACGAAATTGGTTTCCTGCAAATTCAGCTACGTGAGGTGAATATGGTAACTCTCCATAAGTTAAAGCTGCAATCGTATAAGGGTCAGAATTTAACTTGTTAGCAGTATTTTTAATGAACGTACTATATTTGAAATCATCGTCTATTTCCAGCCCAGCCATTTCATCTAAAACCTTTGTTCTAAAGTTTATCCATTTTTGCTCTGACATATACTCTTGTATTTCAAGTGCATTGGCTAATTCAGAACCGGATTTTCCGTGAGGCAAAGAGGTTAATACTTGTGTTCCAAAAGTTGCTTGCGTATATCTCTTGTCCATTATTTGTTGTGGACCGAAGTTAGAACCATCCAATCCTACAAACCCATTTTGAGTATAATAAAGCTTATCTAATAAAGCCTCATATCTTTTCATCGTTGCAGGGTCTTGAAGTTGTTTCAAGCTAAATTGGGTCTTTAATGCTAACAACTCTTTTGTATGAAATAACCCAGCTTTTTCAGCTGTTATAGGTGTCGCAATAGGAATGTATTTTGGTCTTGATGCATCTACAACAGTTTGTGTTCTAAAATTAGGATCATAATCCTCTCCATATTTAGCTTTATAATCAGCTTTAAACTTTTTATTTCTATTGTTTAATATTTCCCATACTGGGAACAAATGTTGTTGATTACCAGTACGTACAGATTCTTCTGTAAGAATAGCAGTATATCCTTTCATTTGAGAAGACTGATTCATAAACCATGGATTGTCTTTCTCAATACTATGTGAGTATAACTTATAACCTTTATTGAAATCAGGGTTTGAATGTTGAATAGCTTCAGCGTGCTCTTCTAAAATATACTGAATACCATCATTCGTTACAATGACATTTTTTTCCCAAGTTGATATACGTTTTCTAAAAGAAGATTCAGTTTCCCCATCCTCTTTTAATGGTCGTGGTAACTTGAATTCATCATCCATAGGAATCATTTCAACTCTTAGATTTGGGTCTAATGCAATTACCGGTGCAATCTGTCCTTTGTTACTTTTGGTAATGCTATCCAATAATAAACCAGGACTCATCATTTGATGCACATAGAATGTATTTGCTATTCTATTAAATACAAAATTACGAACCATTGCTTTTCCTTCATCACTTAATTCCGAAAGTACTACGCCATCTTTAACTTTAAAATATTTCGTTAGGTTTTGAACTTTAGATAAAGTTGCTGAATTCTTTGTAAGAGTATCTTCCCACTTCTTAATATCAGTTTCTACACCTTCTTGGAACTGGTCAAAATTGGCATGTCTTTTCTGATCTTTACCTTCCATGAACTTTTTCTTGTCATAGCTCATTTGTTCATAAATAGAATACATCTTATTCAGATGATTTACAGCATTCGTATTGAACTTTCCATTTTTATCTATAAGGTTTTCAATACGAGGTAAAGCAAGTAATATACGTCTTGAAGAGTTCCCCAAAATATCCATTGAACCTAAGTAATTAGGATTGGTTTCATCTTGACTTTCCGTAAACTGCAACATCTCATTCATTAGCTGTTGTTCAGCAGAAGCATCTTTATAGTTTTTCGCTTTCTTATACATATCATTTTTGCTACCAAAGTCAAGTACCATTAATGGCAACTCATCTTTTGTATGGTAGTTATCATAAAACGATTCTAATATAGGATTGAACCAAGCTTTCTTAACTTTTTTAGGACTATTAGAATATTTAGTAACAAACTCTTTTTTAGCTTTAGGTGAATTTTCAGAATTCTTTAAATCTATCATCATTCTATTGAATAATTTAATAGAGTGATTGCTAAACATTCTTGTTGTTACGTTGTTTCCAGTCGGTCCTTTTACAACACTTGTTGAACCATACTTTTTACCAGTATGTAAAATAGAGGCAATTAGTGATCTTGTATTGGTGTAGTTAGAAACTGTTCTTGTTGAACCAGCGTCCATAAATGAATCAACCTTAGAGTTACCCGTATAAGGAACCATTTCTTGTTGAGATACTAATTGTATAATTGCAGTTTTAAGAGGTACATTTTTCTTGTCTACAATCAAATGGCCATTGGCTAATATCTTTTTAGCAATATTCAAATCGTGTGCATAGAACTTGATAACTGTTTCAATAGCTTCTATAACTGCTGGAGTTGGTATTTCAGCTTCAGCAATTTCAAGTATAGCATTTTCAATAGCGATTCTATTCTCTACTGTTTTCTTGTTTGTTCTCTTTACTGTTCTTTCAATAATTAAAGGGTCATTTGCAGACATAGGAGTTACCGTAGAGTATTTTCCATCTTTATCTACCGTATGGATAATACCAGCCAATACAACAGAGTTATTATACAGCAAATGCATTGTTGTTAATCTACTTAATGGATCTTTGAATTCTTTTTTAAGATGTCTTATAAATGCTTTGTGCTCATTCTTTTTTGACTGTTCTAATACCCTAATGAAATCAATAGGAGATTCATACATTGCCGCTAAGTCCATCAATCCTTCGGTTAACTTATTTAAGTTAATTCCTTCGGTGTACATCGCATCCACTCTTTTAGCATTTGGATCTTTCTTCAGTAATTCAAGTTCGTCAGATTTTGTTTGATTTGCTACTTGATTAAACTTCTCTACAAAATGACGTATCACTTCAGTAGTTTTCATATTGGTAGCATTGTACTGGTCATCCCACATTGTACCTAAATCCATTTCTGCATCTTGTTGAAGTTTTTCAGCAAATTCAACAGCAGAGTATTCAGACTCTCCTTCAACTGTTACATTATCAGAATCAAAAATATCGAAATCATCTTGTGCCTTACCAATTTTATCTGAGTCAACCTTAAGAGGTTCTACAAAGTTTTTAATAATCTTTCCATCATTAACAGCCTTCTCTTCCTTTATTCTATCATAGACATCATTGTTGTCCTCTTTTATAAATTCAGTGTTTACATCATCCATAGCGAACCTACCGCCAACAGTAACCTCTTTACCTTGAACCATATTTACGAAATTCCCCATAATATGATTGTTGAGGTTTGTAGGGTCTACAGTTTCACCTTCATTTAAAGCAGTAACGACATTGATGTTATTCTTTTCAATAGCTTTTGCTTTTCCTTTAATACGTTGCCACCAACTTTTAGCAGTTTGTTGACGAGCTGATTCTTTAATCGGAGTAAAGAATTTAGTCATACCGTTTGTCATTGGGTCTTGCATATAATGAGCAAATAATTCATCCAATAAAACAGGTTGTTGTGACCAATCAGCTTTGTATGCTTCAGGTCTACCATTCTTATGTTTTTGACCTAACTGTCTTGTAAGTGCTGCTTGTTGTTTTTCACTTAAATCATTCCACATTGCTCTTTTCTTTTTCATACCAGGTTTCCAGCCTTCTTGTTTGAAAATGAAAACAGTTTGAGGTCTATATCGAGCTTCTATTTCAGCTTTTAATTTATCGTTTCTTAATGCTTCTTTTAAAACAGCAATAGTCGCTGGGTCATTCTTTGAAAGTGAATAATGTATGTGTGCAAATTCATGCATAAAGATTGGACTTTGATTCCAAACTTTTTCATCAATCATAATAGCACTTAGAGCTGCATATCCTAATGCTTTTACACCACCTAATGATTCATACATATTCTTCATTGCATAGGCTTGTATCTTACTATCTGGATATAACTGACGTAAGTGTTGGTTTACTGCAACTTGTTGAGTAATCACAGAAGGGCCTAATTCCATTTCAGCTTGTAAACTTGACAAATACTCATCATATTCTTCTTGTAGTACTTTCTTTTGAGTAGGGTCTTTCTTTACAATTTTTCTATATTCTTTTTGGAAATTAGGATCGTTAAACTTTTTAGATAAATCAGATTGTCTTTCATTTAAAGCAGTAGGTTGTTTTCTTTTTCTTGCTTTTTTCTTTGTATCACTATCTTTTCCTTTCTTATTTCTATCAAGTCGTGCCTCTTTCTCTACTTTGGATTCTGGTCTGAAACTTCCTTCACTACCTAATCCCATAAGATAAGCGATCATTTGTTCTTCAGTAACACCATCTTGATTTGCTACTTGTTCTATACGACCTCCAGCTGTACTAATCAATCTTTTAATTGCTCTTTCAGCGGCTACCTTATCTTTGAAATCTATTTTAGCAGCTTCTAATTGAGCTATCATTTCAAGTTCTCCCTCAACTACATTGGTATCTGAAGGTTTTGTAAATGACTTATTGATAGCTTCATCTACTGGTGTTGCTTTACGTTCTGGAGCTGATTCTTCTTTGAATTCTTCTTCTTCTTCAGTAGTAGCCTCTTCATCCATATAAGCTCTACCACCTTTGGTATTCTTAACATTCTTTTTAGACTCTTCAATCATATCAGCCATTTCTACTTCTATAGATGTAGCTTCAGCTTTTTTAAGGTCATATTCTTTTTTGGTAACACCATCTTTACCAACTTCCATTGTTGCTAACTCATCTTGAATGGTTTTTAAAGCAATAGATTTTTTCTCGTAATCTATCTTTTGTTCTGGAGATAAATAGTCAAGACGTTCCGCTCTAATTTCAGTTACCTTCTCTTCGGTTTTCTCTTTAAAACCTTTAACTTTCTCTTTGGTAGAGTTAAACAAGTCTTTAAATCCTTTACCCATTTTCCCAAACATACCTTTGGGGTCGTACTTTTTGGTTTTGGCATCTTTATATATTTCTTCGTTAGTCTTATTGTAGTAGTTGTCATACTCTTCAGCGCTCAATCCTACAGCCACACGATTACCTTCTGCATTATCAACATACTTGATATTAGAAACCTCACCTTGCTCTCCACTTAGAATACTTAAAATAGATTTTTCAGCAAAAGCAAGGTCTGTTGCGAAACCATTTTCTACAGTTTCCCAAGACTCTTCAATGTTCTTCAATTTAGACTTGAACTCTTTGCTATCTTCTTTGCCTTGATATTCTTCTTTAAGTGCTTTTACCTTATCATTTTTCTTTTGAGTTTCACGAGCCAAACCATTCTTTGCTACTTGTTGTCTGTACTTGTGATTTAAGTATGCCTCTTTCCCAATATCATTTAAACCGAAACCTGTTGCTTTAACAGATTCAAGTTCCATATTTTTAGCGATAGCGATGTATTCTTCTTTCATATCCTCACTGATCACTTCTTCTTCAGCAAGAGCTTCAAGCCAGGCTTTATTATCAACATAGCCATCCATAACATTATCTGTTAATTGCTCTTTGATATATGCCGCTTGATAATTGAATTCCTTTTCATTAGAAGCAGCTCGTTTTAAGAGTTCCGTTTTAGAGTAATTCTTATAAGCAGTTTCAGCTTTCTTATTTACAGCCTCAACAATATTAGAACCAGCACCACCAAGCATACCTAATGCCATAGCGATAGTTCTGGTTGCTTCATTTTCTTTAGACAAATAGAAGTCAAAGTATGAAGCCATACTACCATCACTATCCTTTCCATCAATGGTTATTGGTTTTCCGGTAACTTTAGCAACAGCTTTCTTTTTAGCCCAATCTTCAAAAGTCTCTTGAAATGTTTCTTCAAAACCTTCAAATAAAGGCTTAGAAACAGCACTTGCAGTATTCTTTAATCTCTTACCCGTTTTGGCTAACTTGTTTCCAGTAGCATCTAATACTCTCATCAATGGTGTAATCTCTCTTGTAAAAGATTTACTTGATGCCTTTATTTGTTCAGCTGAATTATAGAATTTCTTTGTTCCTTTTTTATTGAAAGGATTCAGCATCTTATTGAACCTACCTGTAGACTTAGCATAAGTCATACCAAAGGAAAGCATATCAATAGGTAGATACTTCAAATTCTCAATCATAGTACTTGAAGCCATATCACTTAATTGTTCTTCAGTGTACAATGGCTCTCCAGTATCAGGATCTTTTAAGTTCTTCATTTCATTAACTAAACCACCAGCATTCTGTAACCCTGCAAGTAGGTTCATCCCTAAACCACCACCAAAATTTCCAGCACCATCTACAAAACCAGCAGTAGCTTCACCTGTTGTGTCCATAAAAAGAGCACGCCATCCTTTCTTTGCACCTTGACCCGCAACTTTCGCAGTTTGAGCAGCACCTCCTGCTAATTGACGAGAAGTATTCCCAACTACTTTAGAACCCAATGCTTCTAATGACTCTCTGGTCATTCCTTTTGTCAAACCTTTCACACTACTTTGTGCCGCTTTCTTAGCTACACCACCAGCACCTTTTGAAAGGATTATCATTTCTACTAATTGTGGAATGTATTCAGCTGCAGTCTTACTCCAAAATTGCGGATTGGTAAAAGTGGCTAATGTAAATTCATTGTCTTTTAATTCATCTGGCATAAAGACCTTATAGTCTCTCTCAAACTCTGCTCCTTGTTCTTGAAGTCCTCTCGATAATTGGTTTCCTTCTCTGATTTCCCAACCAGGTACTAAACCATTTACAAGTTGTAGAATATCACCGGTACCACCAACAACGTGTTTTCCAAAACCACGCATTAAACTTGTACCTACTTCTTCTACAAAACCACGTTGCGTATATTCAGGAGTCCATAAATAAGGATTCTCTTGTTGTGGCTCTTTTAAATCACCTGTAATAGGCGCTCGTTCCATACGAGTTTGTTCCCTTGCTATTTCTTCAGGAGTACCTTGTGGTTGTCCTTCAGCGTTATCTTGTTCCATTTGTCCTTCAGGAGTAAGATTTGAATTAGGTGTAGGAATAGGTTGATCAATTTGCTCTTTCTGACTTTGAGCAATTTGGTCCTCTGTTAGCGTTGTTACACCAGGCGTTTTTTCAGATACATTTCTGTCAACTTGTGCTTGTTTTAACGCATTTAAAAAATCAGTCATAATAGGGTATGTTTATTTTACGTTTTAAATTCTAAGTTATTTTTACCTAAAGCATCTTTGATTTTTGCCTTAGCTTTTAAAGTTCCTTCTCCTCTTAACATATTGGTTGCTTGTACTCTTCTTTTAGCAAAGCTATGAGGTTGAGAATAAGCCTTTCTCCCATCCTCCATAAACTTATCGTTTTCCATAAGTCCATTATCAAAGTAGTATTGCATCATTTTTCTGGCTCCAGCTTCACCTTGATTGTACGAAGATACAGTAAAGAAATCTCTTGCTTGTTGAGATAATTCAATCCCTAATTGTTTTGCTTTACCTTCAACACTTACTACTGCAGCTTTCATAAAAGCATTCTTAGCAGTTAGAACATCATTCAAGTTTTTGAAATCAGCAGATACTCTACTCTCTCCTTTTTCGTTAATATTATTTGTTAGACGAATTCTATTTCTCATTTCCTTATCAATGTACCCTTTCTTCTCAAACTCGTCTAAGCGCTCTCCAAATGAGTCCAAACCAAACATACCATAACCATCATACATATAGGTATCTCCTGTTTGTGCTTCATTGGTGAATTGATCAGCACCTTCATCCATTAAACTCGCAAACAATAATTCTTTATCAGCAATATCGTCTCTGCCATTCATCAGTTCTTCCCATGAAGTTTCTTCATTTGTTTGCGTTATAGTATTGTTTGGGTGTCCATCAAATCGTTCAAATAGATTTTGTCTTTTATCGCTATCTTCTTTATTGAAACTATCTCTATAAGCCCTGTAATCCCAATCATTCATTCTTTCCTCTTTGGTCATTTCTTTCCACTTGTCATATTCTGGTGGTAAGAAACGAGCAGGCGTTTCAGTCTGTCCAAACGTATCATCGAAAGTAGCGTTCTTAGCATCAATAGATTGGTCGATGTTTAAAAATTCAGTCTGTAACCCCGCTAATTCAGGATCACTAATATTTGAGCTATCATAAATACTGTAGTTGTCAACTATGTTTTGTTGAGGTATCTTTTTGCTATATAAATCCATATAGATTTGTCTATGCCTAACACCAGCACCATATTTAGTTTTCATTCTTTCCCAATAAGCAGTTTTAGATTCATTAGGCTCTTTTGCAGGTATTGGTTCTTCACCTGTTTCAGCTTCATACAAACTACCACCAGCGGCATAATCAGCCATCTTTGGTAGAAATGAAACAAGCGCATCAACTTCTTTCGAGAGTCCTTGCGCTATTAATTGTTCTACTAATTGTTTCTTTTCTTTAGGAATAATAGCAATATCACCATTCTTATTTTTTATTGCTACTTCTCCACCTTCTACTTCTACATTCTGTTTTTTCATAATTGAAAATGTTTCCCATTGAATACGATTCCTTTTTTAGCCTTTACTTTTCCTTGATTAATACTGACTCCTTTTTTATCAATGGAAACATCTATTCCACCTTCCTCGTGAGAATTACCTTTGAAGTCTTTTACTACTTCCCATTCACTACCTGGAGTAAATCCAAAATCAGCACCATCTTTTGCTTTAGGTTTTTGTTTTGCACCTGATACAACATTGGTTAAATAGTTACTAAGCTTTGTATAAAAAATCATATTATTCTTAGTCATACCTTTGTCAGTGTTGTGTTCCGGTCTTGCTAATAATTGTTGCACTTGACTTAATATTTGGAAATCACTTACTCTTGGATCTTTAAGTGACATCTCTAATCCCATTGAACCGAACATACTACCAAAAGCATTTTCGTTAATTTCTGTATCTATATCATAACCTGGTGCATTTTCACCTGTAGTATTGATATCAAAGTTCATCATATAAAAAGCTTTCATAAGATTAGAACGAGAATTACCACCACCATATTTATCATATTCAGCTACTTGTGCTTTGAAATTTGGATTGGCATTAAAAGTTTGATGATCGATTGGAATCTTCGCTGTGCTTTCAGCTTTGACTTCAGCACTCATTTTGTTCTTCTCGTAGATATCAGTAATCTGTTTGTTCTCTTCTGTTTGATCTGCTAAATTATCAAACTTATCCATATATTGATTTAAGTCACTTTGTTTTCGTGAACCTTGATAATCTACTTCTTGATAGTAAGTTCTTCCATCTTCATCTTCCAGAACAACATACATAGCATATTGACCTTTCACATCAATATCTTTTCCATCATCATCTTTCATATCATTGGAATACAACTTACTTGTTCTCTTCTTATCAATTTTTCCTTTGTTATCAGCTGCATCAACAACCATATAATCTTTGCCTTGTGCATCAATTTTGTAAGCCATTATAGCACCTTTGTTTCTCCATTGTCCAGTAGGTATTCCTGACTTATCTCCAACAGGAACTCCATTTGCATAATGTAAATTTTGTAAAGCATTAGGACTTAAATTTTGATAAGTACCATTTATCATTTCCATAGCTCCATTTTGAGTTTGAAATAATGATTGTGCTAATTGAGGTCCTAAGTTAATAGCACCTCTTGGCTTGTAAGTGTTATTTTTATCGTAATCCCATAAACCTAATGTTAAAGTTTCTCCTGCAACTGCTCCAACTCCTTCTATAATCGTACCATCGATAGTTCCTTTTCCTTTCCATTTTTCATCCCCAAAAACACCATACATTTCTCTATGAGTATCAGAGTTAAATACATCTTGTTTTCTCATTTGTTCTAAAGAAACATGATTATTTGTTTTGTTTAATACCCATGTTAAATGTCCACTTTGAGTTTGAACAATCTCTTGTTTATTCGCGCCATTTACTCCACCTGTTCGAGAACCACCACGGTTATTATTACCACGCATTCCTTTCATCGGATCTCTACTACCGTGAACAGAATATCCTTTCGCAATAGTGTAAGCTAATAATTCTTGATAAACTTCCTTCTGATTCATTTTACTTAAATCTGACTCTGGATGGTCTATCTCATAGTTACCCATTATTTTAGTATAGTTGGATTCGTTGAATAAGATATCTGCAGGAGTAGCCATTGTTCCGAGATCAAATATATCAGAGTCAGGCATTTTCAATTCATTCATCAAACCACCATAAGAAATGTTTCCTCTACCATTTTCATTGTATTCTTTTAATGCATTGGTATCTCTATCAGAAATTAAATGACCCATTCCTTTTCCCTGTATATCTAATAACTTTTCAAGGTTTACTTTGTTCTCTTTATATTGAGCTACCTCATCAGAGTCCAGTACTTGATTGGTGTAATCACCTATCATAGATAAACCACCATTAGCCATAAACTTAGCACGAGAACCACCAAAAGCTTTTATCTGTTGGCGTATCTGTCCTTGAATAGACTTGCTCTTCATGTTAATCGCTTTCCTATCTCCGACAAGCATCTTGTCAGCTTCAGCTTTAATTCGTTGATAGTATTGCTGTTCTACTAATGCGGCTTGTTGTTCTTCTTGCTCTTTATCTTTCTTTAGCTGTACGAGTTTACCCATAGTTGCTAAATCATTTTGAGCCGACTCACGTCTTCCAACATTTTGCGTTAACCCTTGCATTCCTGCACTGCTAATTCCTTCTGACATAGCTTATTTTCTATTAAATTCGTTATAATCTATTTCATCTAAAGAGTATGGTTCTTGAGACGTTCTATTTACTACTTGTTGCATTGGAGTTTCATCTGGGGCAGTATCATCTGGGCCTAATTGAGTATTAGGCGCTCCACCATTTTGAGGTGTAATAGATAAATCTCCTTCAATATTTTTTGGTTGCTGACTTCTTCTGTATTCATGATCTCCTTTAAATGCTAAATAACCACCTTTCTTGCTCCATTCTTGTTTCTGTTGATTAGGTAAAGCTAACCAACTATTTTGAATGTTCTTTTCATTATCATACTTCTGCTTTCTCTCAGCATATATTTTCTTAGATTCAAAAGCTTGAGCTCTTAAATAACTTGGTGTTCCGGGAATGGTTCCAGAACCATCGTCTTTAATTCCTGAATTAACACCAGTAAGTTCATACATATATGCTTGTTTCAATCTATGGTTTGCAGAACCAGGACCATTCTCTTTTTGATATTGAATATCATCAAGCATTTGAGCAAACGCATTAGAAGCTAATTCAGCTCCCGCTTGTCGTTTCGCTGTTGCCTCTCCGAGCTTAATAGCGTGGTTGTCCTTTGCTTTATCTCTATTAAAGCTATCAATATATTCTAAAGTTTTTCCGTACTTGTCAAAGGCTGATTCTTTCTTCTGAATATCAAGCAAACCAATATTACTGATACCATCAATCACGTTTTTATTAAGACCAGCTAAAGAACCCATTACTAAGTTTCTGTTTCCACCAGATGCTCTAACAATATTTGTGATTCCTAATTGATATGATTCAGAAATTTCCTGTTTCATTTTAGCCTCTTCTTCTGGCTTCAATCCCATATCAGCCATTTTCTTCAAGTCATTGCTGTATTGAAGTATGGCATTTGAAATTTTATCTTCTCTTAATGGTAGTTCTGTTTTAGCATCACCCATTCCAATAAGACCTAAAGCACCTTGACCTAATGCTTCTATTGGTAACTGTACTCCCCAATCTCCAGCTTCATAATCGAATACGTCAGGCTGAATGTTTTCAATAGGCTCATCAAAACGAGCAAAATCATCTGTTGCTTGCTTGTTTAAAGCGGCAACTTCTATTTCAGTTAAAGGTTTCTTTCCTTGAACTTCATCTTCAATACCTGGTACCTTTGGTATATCTTCTATGATAGTTTTACCTTTATCTTCAGGATCGTTTTCTTTTTTGATTACTTCGTTTTCCTTTTCTTTGTCTTTAATGATTTTAACTTCTTCATCACGTTTCTCTCTTTCAATAGCTATCTTCTCAATAACTTTTGGGTCCGTAGAAACATCACCTCCAGTTATAATTTTTCTTTGCTCTTGTAGATAAGCTTCTTGTTTTATACGATTAGCTTCAACTACTTCAGGAGTTAATCCACTTTTCATATCCCAACCAGAATATTTACCCCTATTGGCTAACCATTCCTTTTTAGTTGGAGTCTTACGTGAGACAGCAGGAAGTTTATCAAGTTCAGCTATTGTTTCTATAGCTTGTTTTCCTTTATCAGATTCAGGTGTGTATTTCTTTTTATTTTTTTCAGCGGTTACTCGTCTTTGATCATTAATTATATTGGTTAAAGCATTCCCTTTTGTTGCTACATTGTAGCGAGCATCATCATATTCATCTTGTGCTATTTTTATGTCTGCCACTATACCACCAGTTGCGGGGTCAGTAGCTTCTTGTAATTTAATAGTTTTCTCTCTAAGAGTTTCATTGAGCCTATCATATTCATCAAAGTGTTTTTGAAAACCTTTTTGAGCTGGAGAGTATTCTTTATCAATAACCTCTTGTTGAATCTTATTCGGGTCTAAGTAAGCAGGATCCAATTTAGCTTTCTCTGTTTCGCTGATTGGAGTTTCCTTTCTTTTTGGAATATCTTTAAAACCATTTATCTGACTATTGGTTGTTGTGTAATCAGCAGTCTTATATTCTTCTGTCTTTAAATAGTCTTGGACAAAAGCAGTAGCCACTTCAGCTTCTTTGTGCTTGTTTTTTCCTGCAGCACTATGAGAGATAACATTCTCTATAGGAATCTGATAAGACTTAACAAGTGAACCTGTAAGTCGTTTAAGTGCTTCCTCTTGCGCTGGTGTCATAGCTTCCCATTCAGTACCTCCTAAATTTAACCCGGCTATTTCAATTCCTATCGAACCTTGATTATGCCCTTTGGCGTGTGACATATAATCATTCACATCATTAACTTGATGGATAGAACCATCAGCATTAATTGTAAAATGAGCTCCAATACCATCTTCTGTCATACGTGTATCAGTTTCTTGGAAACCATATCCAGCTGTACGATGTATGATAATTTTGTCTGTCTTTTTACGTTTACCGTGAGTAGACATTCTTTTGATGTTGTATTTCTTGATAGCGAGTTCTTCAGGTGTTGCCATAATAGTATGTTTTTATGAGATTCGTGTATAGCCTAATGATTGTGATAACATTTTTTGTTCTTGCTCTAATTGTTTTGAAGTAGAGTTATAAAATAATTCCTCTAATCTTTTATTCTTTTCAGCATCTAAATTTCCTTGAGAAGTTTCATCATTAGAATCCATTAATCTTCCTTTCCATCCGATGTTATCTATAGCACCTGCCCCAGCACCAACAACAGCTCCGATTGCCGCACCCCACGGTCCAGCGGCCATTCCTATAGAGGCACCACTTGCCGCCATAGATAATATTTTTCCAGTTGCTTCTTTGCTTGAAGTAGGATCTGTACTAAGATTATTGATGATACTTGGTGCTTCTTGTAATGCGGATACTCCCATTGTAGCAGCAGTTCCACCTACGCTACCAGCATCACCCATTTTGTCCAAATCTTTAGCATTCTTTTTATCCACACGTCCAGCTCTCCTATCATTACGAGCCATTATCTTGTCAGCTCTATCAGGGTTCTTTGTAGCACGCTGAATAGCCTTATTTGTTCTCTTGCTCTGTTTGTCTATTCGATTGTCAATCTTTCCTTGTGCGTCCTTATAATAGTCTGGTAATTCATCATCAGTAGGTACTCCTTCTTGACCTTCAAATAAAGTTGGGTCGTAAGGATTCTTTTCCATTTCTTCGAATGGGCTACTTTTAATTCTTTTTTCTTTTTCATTTTCTTCTTGCCAGCTATCCCAATTACTTTTTAGGTTGTCAATGTAACTTGTAGGTGTATTATCAAATGCGTCCATTATATAGTGCTTTTTCTTAAAAAGACATTTACTGAAAATAAATCAATCTTTTTGTTATTAATAGATTCTATCTCTAATTCAAGGTAAGCCCAATGACCTCTTAAATCCACTACTTCATATGGATTCTTTAAAGGAATAGAGTGCATACCCTCTCTTATTCTATACGTCATATGATGACCAGGAATAAATCTTTCTTGATCTATAGACGTTTGTACTTTCACATTCTTAACAGCATAGTCTGTACTTAATATCATTTGTATTGCTTTAAAAATCTTTACGTATTGAGGACTTGCATTACACACGAAACCTATTTTCATTGTGTGTTGCTTTCCGAACAAATTTAGGAATTTTCCGACATTTAATTCATGAAGGTCAGGACAGTATCTTCCAACACTTGTTTTTGGCTCATTATAGACTGTATCAGAAACCGTAAAATTCTCTGTAATATCGCACCCATATTGATCTCTAACGTATAGAGTGTAAGTAGCATCTAATGGTACGAAGAACTCATTAGAACTCTGCCAATCTCCACTATCTATTTTGTATTCTAATGTTAGAGTAGAAACAGATTCTATTGTAATCTTAGATTGATTAATTTCATTTGCTTTTATAATACTAAAATCTTCATTTAGAAGTTTAGGTGGCGCTTCAACATCAAATGAAAAACTATTGTTATTTGCATCAGTTCCATTTAGAGTTGTTGTTATCCCTCTAAGAATTGTATAACCAAATGGATTTTCAGCAATGGTAACTCCTTCAATATCGTTTACTAAAACAGTAGTTTTAATTATTGCTATTACTTTATCACAAGGTTCAGTTGGATGCTCTTCAAAAGTTAGGTTTTCTATTTCTGCAGTAGACAATCCACATACTTCATTTGTTATAACTGTGCTAATTCTCCCAAGTATAG